TTTTTTTATTCTTTTCCCTTTTATTAATACATTCGACAATGGCACGTCAGCGTGCAGCAATGTCTGTAGGGTTGTCCCCCATCTCTTCTTTATACCCCTGTATGAATTCGTCCCAATCTTCAAAAGTAGCGTCCCCAACTTCGAGCCGATCTGCGTTTGGTCCTTTGGTGAACATAGCTTTGGCATGTTCGTAGCCGTACTGTGCATAGACTTTAGCTATGTATTGTTCGAACTCGTCCAGTTCGTCAAACTTGTCTTGGTCTTCACCGTCTAGCATTCCCCCAAAACTGATGTTGATGCTAGTTCCAGACATGAGGGCTAAGGGGTTAAAGGCGCTTTGTGGAATGCTGCTTGTTACTGGCAATGTGGTGACACTGGAAGTGGGTTGGGTTTCAGGTGCTAATTTTGCAACACAGTCGTCCATGACATTGCAGTAAGCATCGATTCCTTTTTCGTAGTTAACTTTGTACACTGAGCGGATTATGCCGGTGATGATCGAACGGCGTGACTTTTTGTCATATATGTCTGTGTAAGAAAATTGCTCTTCCTTGACGGAGTCAACTAAATCTTTAGCGTTGGCCAATATGTTTTCGTGGGCCCATTGAACAATCTCTTTGACTGTGCGTGCTGAGTTGTACACATTGGGGGCCCAGGTGTATGCATTTCCTGCGATATGCCTGTCTGTCTGGCTATGTTTGTTCCCTGCAGCTCTAGCAATACCTTCGAGTGCTTTGCACCTCTTGAAGGCAGCTCTCCAACAAGTCTTGATAGTGCGAGGCACGGCGTGCGCTATTTGTTCATAGAGGTCATGATGAAAGAATCTGCCGTGGCCCATCATGTACAACAGGACGCATGCCTTCTTACTGTACCTGGTATAATCTTCAATGGGGAGATGCATCTTGCCTGTGCCTGCCATAGATCTGCGCCATGAAACAGGCATGTTGGGAAAAACGAGTGCCAACCATGCGGCAGTGAGCTCGCCAGCAATTTTTCTCCCTTGAGCCAAGACGACTTGCGGAGGAGTGTCGTCGAAAATCTCACGATAGATCGTATCTGTGTTTCTGTATGCAATGGTGTAAATGCTGTCAGGCGGATGGGTTTTTCCTGCGCGGCAAGCCAAGGCAATTAAGACGCCTAGAATTGCGTAGTTCTTTTCAACGCTTTCTGAGAGTTTTCTGTACACAGTGTGTGGGGCAAATCTTTTTTTGCATAGCTCGATGTCGCCTGCGGATACAACTTTGCCGGCAATGTTGACAATTGGAATGTGTTTGCGCGCGTTGGCAGGTTTGAGAATGAGGTCGGCCAATCCACCTGGTTCGTAAGCGTCAATGGGTTCTACCGAGAATCTGGCACGAACTTTACTTCTTTCTCCAAAGTCTGGGTCTTCAAACTCAACACACCTGTCTGGGTCATTAACTAATGCATTGAATTTGTCTGAAAATCCCTTGGGCACAAACTTTTGAGCTTCGGCCATGTACTCGTCAATTTGTATGCTGTCGTCAGACGCTAAAACTGTGTCGTCTGAAGCTTTGACAGAGCCGAGAGCGACGTGGTAAGGCAAAGTGATTTCGCCTGTGGCATGGTAAGCTCTTTCGATCGATAAGCTTGACCTGAGGCAATTGAGGACGCCCATTGCGTCAACGTGGACGGATTCGTTGTCTAGCCATCTATACAGGTTCGTGCTGTCGATAACGATCCCACTGCTGGTGTTCGGGTAAACGCAGCACATGTGGTATTTGTTGGTGAAACTTGAGCCTAGCCTTTTAGTGCTGGCTACTAAGTCAGGGTCAATGTCAAATCTGGGCGCAATGGTTCCCTTAGGTAAGCCCCAGAGTGCACAAAAGATGTTCCAAGCGAGCATGCCGTCACCGCCTTTCGCAGCTATGAAACACACGAGAGCAGTGCCCCGGACGATGATGCTTTTGACTCGGTCAGCGCCGGCGATTTGATGGCTTCCGAGAGATACCAAGCCGCGTGTGGTTACACCATAATATCTGCCTGAAGTGCAAATTCCATCGATTGCATTGGCGTAGCGACCAGCGAATTTGTCCCTTTTGTCGGGCGCTGCTATTTTAGTCAGGGTGGCGGTTAATGTAGACCCAGCATTGTTAGGAGCGCGTGCGATCATGGCGTGTGGGTCAGGTAACGTGTGGTTATAAATCTTCAATCCTCTGAACTCATTGTGATCGTCGCGGATCGAGCTTATCCAATTAAATGCGGAGGAATCCTGATATCTGGAATACTCAAAACTATCTGTCTTGGTACTGACAACTTGATCGAAAACAGTGAACAATTTTCTGTCCAAAGAAGAGACCTTGGCCCGAATGGCCTTCCTCTCTCTATAAGGCAACATGAGAGCGAGCAAGCTGTTTTTGACTGCGCGGTCTCGCAATGGGGCGACAACTTCAACTGGGGCGACTGCGACGAGCTCTTCGAGCACTGATGCGTCGACATGCACTCCTCGGATGATTTTGGCGAAAGCTTCGGAGAACTCAGGATTGTAGGCTAACCTCAGAGCCTCGTTAAAAGTGGAACTAGTACAAAATTTCTGTATAGCCTGCTTTACAGCACCTTGCGCGCAACCTTCTGGCACAGGAATGCCAATGTATCTTATCTCTCGGGGTTCAGCTAAGTCAGTGATTGTGACTTTTTCCTTGAACTGCCGGGTGTACAAAGCAGTTACGCATTTGTCCAGGTCATTGGCAATGTTGCAGTCGTCCATGAGTGCTCGGAGCAATTTCATGAACCCAACGAATCGGACGTGCTTGTCCTTAATTTCCGGGGTACACCAGTCGACAAAAGTGGGGCAAGAGAGGCCACCTACAGTTGCTGGCGCATGGAACATAATGAGACGGCGGATGGCGCTCCAATGGAGGAATCTGTTGCTAGTCTTTCCAGCAAGGATGAGTGAAAACTTTACTGCTTGGCAGTACGCTAGGACAGGATCGCAGCCCTTCACAACAGCAGAAAAAGCAGATCCAAAATAGGTAGATAAATTCTCGCGGAGAGAAGCAAATTTTCTGTCAAATTCTCTGTCAATTTTAGAGAAAACTTTCATTGGGGTGACGACTTCGTTGCCGTCGGCGTAAAACCTGTTGAGAAAAGTGAACTTGTTGGTGGAGCATATTGTTTTAACTGGGTCGATTTTGTAACCGATGGTAGCATATATGCGAGTGATTGTCTCGCAGAACAGTTTGATTGTTTTTTGTTTGTCGATTTCATTGCGCTTCATGGATAGAGTCACACTGAGTACGCCGTCATCGATGAGACAAGCTGCAGCGGCTGCTTCGTCGGGCCTGAGCACGCCAAGGTCTTTGCATTTGCGTATAGCGAAATAAGCCATGTGCTGGTGTAAAGTGGTGTCGAGTGTACCTGTGAAGCCTTGGAACATGCCGCTTGGGGCGCTTTTCTTGAGGAAATTTCCTCTTTTGTTGACATACAATTGGATGGTGGACCACATCTTGTTAACATTGTAACCGTTGGGGATGTCGGATAGCTCTGTGATGTACTTGTGGTGTGCAAGCATGTGCCTGCGGCTGGCATTGGGGCTCCATCCTGAAACGTCTAAAGACATAGTGATGGTTATGGCACTGGGCTTGTTGCTGGTGTCTCGCGCCATGTTGCCCAAGAGCTTGTCGAGGATGGGAGGGGGCATTCGGAGGGCAGCAGCAGCGCCGAGCTTGGCAACCGGGATAGCAGTCCGGTCGAGCTCGGAAGTAACTTCGCGAAAGTGATCAGCAGCGGAGTAGGTTTCTCGGACTTTGCCTCCAAATTTGGTGTTTTCGGATTTCGCAGCGACGACCAGAACGGAATCGAGCCTGATCTTTCCGTCTATGACTTGTTTGCGGATCTGTTGAGGGGTGAACTTAGAGCCGAGCAAAGGAGCATGTTTGAGGGCATATAAGAGCTCGTTGTGCTGGTACTGCTCGATGTCGCGTAGCACAGAGATGTCGTCGTACACTCTTTCGTCGCCAATGACTCTTGTCACGTCAGCGGCTTCAAAATGCCAGTAGTCCATGTGACTCTCAAAGGGGAAAAACTTCTTGATGTATGCTCTGCCGAACTCACCAGCAGGGGGGAAAGCAAGCTTGCCTTCGAGACATTTGGCGAACCACACACTGTCACAATATTCGTAACCGTCTTCGCACACAATAAACGGTTCAGCTTCTCTCCCGTGCCTTGCGATAATGTGCACCAAGTCGTAAGTTTTGCTGTAGTTCATGAATTCCTTAAAAGCTTGTTCGTTGACATAATTGCTGTTGTCCAGCTTGGTTGTGAAAGTTTTGAACATTAACTCAGCGTCGCAGTCAGGAGCAGGTAAACCGTGGAACCAGTATGCTACGTCCATTTCACTGCGGGGAGATAAATGCATGGTTGCAAGGATGTCCAGAAAATTTTGTCTGCCACAAGCGGACTCGGCAGCGATATCTCTGAGTGCCACAGACCTGTGGTGAGCTTTTGTATCATATTTTTCGAGGTGATTATTGTATTCGTTTTGCATTACTGCCATGCAGTCTTTAACATGCCTGGGTAAAACTTCGGCGTCTTTTCCAACCCAAGTGTTAACATACCTTGCCAGGCAGCTGAAAACGTTGGACAAGGGGGGACAAGTTCTGCTTGCTTGGAGGTGATAAGATCTGAGATAGACATCCATGCCGCTCCAAAAAGTCACGCATGTGTACAACTGAATGGCAGCGGCATTGTCTAACACATAAGATGCTTTTTCGATTTGAAGAACATAAATGCCAATGACCTTGTATATCTTGACACCAGGTGCCAGTTTTCTGATGGCTGACCTGTCGTCGACGAACCCTTCAGCGTTGACTACGTAATTGTTCGACCTCAATGAGTCGTGGGCGTTGTTAACAGACACGGGAGAACCACCAACCATTAGCCTTTCACAAAAAGCACGAGCTGCGTCCAAGTACACAGATCTGCGGGTGGGGTTAAATGCTGCGTCCATGAGCTTGTTGATTTGGTCACAAGCAATGCTGCCTGTTTTGGCATCAGTGATGTTGCACATAACAATGTCTCTCATAGAACTAGTAGCGGATCGGTCCAGATTTCGGTCTTTTCTTGAGCGGTTAAATTCGATCTCCATGTTGGCGATCGCTGCGACTAAGCGAAACACGGCGTCGAAGTCAAAAAAAGATTGCTCAGTTTCCTTGAAAATAGCGGCAAAGGTGTCGCCGATGTTTTTTCTCATTCTCATGTCCATTTTTTGGAGGTTTGTTTCCCTGTACGCGTATTTTTGAGCACTGGTGGCGTATCCGATGTCATCCACAGTGTCATAAGTTTCTAAATCCAGGTAATTGTACCCGAATTCGGAGCACATAGCAGCAGCGCGCACCCTGCTGCTCGGCTGGGCGCATTCCATGTAATACTTGACCTTCATTTGAACTTGGTCTTTGTATCGGGGAGTATCGAAGACTTTTGCCATGATTTGAATTTTGTTTGTTTAGCTATTGTTAATTCTGAATTTGAAGCAAGTTTTAAAAATATATTTTTTGAAAGCAATATGAAAACACCTAGGTGAGACTACATGTTCTTTTCTTATGGCTTGAGCCCGAATGGTGTTGAAAGGTCCGTTTTTGTAGTCGTTTGTAGTGTTTTTGCTGCT